CGCCTGGCTTGCAGGTTTCCAAAGTTTTTAGGATTTCTTTGGTTTCTTTACTCAACATTCTTCCTCCCAATCACCATGAACCTCTCAAGTGGCTCCAGATGGGCCCTTCACAGGCTCTGACTCATCCATAGCCACGTTTTCTTTTCCCTGAGCGCCTTCCTCTAGTCGTTTAACCTTAGCATCTAACTGTTTGATAGCACCAATGAGCAAACCCAGCAAATGCCCACCATGCACAAGACCACTCTTGGAACGCATCTGCTCAGGCAAACTTTCATTATCAATAAGTGGCACACCTTTTTCGTCGGTTTTTTTGCCTGCCCGAATGTTGCGCAATGTTGCCAAGTCATCTAGAAAATCCATGTGCCCTAAAGCGTTGTACCAAACGCTATCAGCGGCAACACAAGCCCAAAACGTTGTTGTGTCTCCAACGTAACCTGTGCCGCCCCCTCCAGATGGATAAAGATTCGCGTGACTCGTATGCCCAGCAGGAAGGTAACGATAATTTGGGTTCACATACATTGGCCAGAACCCAGCGCCCTGAGCCTCAAGAACCAATCCAGCAGTATCTTGAGGCAACTGAGACACAGCAAGAAGCCCAGATATGCCACTAAACGGGTGCCCATGCGCTGCAGGAGAATATCGCCCGTTTGGGTCAACATACATCGGGTCAAAACCTGCCCCTTCAGATTCCAAAATAAGCCCAGCGGTGCCTCGTGGCATGCGAGACAAAGGCAATTGCCCACTCGTAATTAGTGCTGCATCAGCTGTGATGTTCTGCAGGACCCGAGCGGCAGTTATCACTGAGAAGCCTGCAACATCTAAAGACCCTACACTACAGAGTCGTTTAATGTAGGCGTTGCGCCAGGCAAAGCTTGAGTTCCCCAAATCGTCGGTATCATCCGCAAATGGCCTAGTTAACTGATTTGCCGATCTGATGATGAAATCGCCAACATAAGAGACTGCGAACACATTGGCGCCGTCGAAGCCAAAAGCCGCCTTCAACGCCCGAGCAGTCATCAAGTTCAGAACAGGCGACGTCTTGTCGATGTCCACGTTGCTTGTGAAGTACGAATTTGCACCAGTTCCGCCGCTTTGCGTGCCAACGGGGATTCCGCGTCTGCCAAGTTTGGTTCGGCTAAGCTTTTCCACGTTAACCGTGTAGGGTCGCAAGCCATAGATGTAGTCGGCAAGTTGAGGAGGCTCTTTGCCAAGCTCCAAAGTCGCTTCCAGCTCCCCATCCTCAGCGCCTACGCGGTATTCTACGTTTTCAACACGGTAATCACTATCGACGCCTTCTGTTGGCAGATGCACATGCACCTTGTCACCCGCCAAGATAGGCGAGTTGCCATAATCCAGAAGCGTACTTGTGAGGGTTATGTTCTCTGCAGGGTCCTTAAGGTAAGCTAGCAGCGCCTTTGCCCTTAAGGAACACTCGTTATCGCTCCAAAGCTCCTCATCAGTCTCCACATACTCCCGCAGTCCATAAGCTGCCTGACTTGCCGCGTCCTGTTCGGTGGCTGTGTATCGGCGACCGCCAAAATACAGCCCATGCACCCAAAAAGCACCCGCGCCGACGCCTTCAGGGAACCAGAATGCAAAGCGAATCGTCCAGATTTTTGTCCAATCAAAACCCGCAACAATGCTTTCCCACTGATTAGCATAAGCGGCGCCAACGCCCACTTCCAAAGTGTGCCAAGCCGCATCAGGCGAAATCGTCACATTCTTAGCTGCCGTCTTCCCTGTGGCGTCATATAGAATAAAGGTGCCTGTTCCCGAGTAAGTCGCGGCAACCTTAAGCTGAACGTCAACAAGTGGGTACTGTTCGCAGTTTACCTCTTTACCAGCATCCAAAACTAGGGCGACTGAGCCATACTCGAGGGCGCCAACAACATTAAGTTTAAGGCATGCTCCGCCATCCGGTGCCCCAGTAGCGTCCAGACTTGCCGTCCCCGAAGAAGCCAACCAATCGCCATCTGAAGGATTTAAACTTCGAGTCCAAGACACCTTATCAAGCGGAATGCTCTTGTCCGCTAGCCCATAAAGCGTTATTTTGTTCCTTATTCGGGTGATGTCTTTACTGAAAACGGACTGGTTATCGATGTTTTCAACTATTACTGTGGCGTTAGTTTTGGTGTTCTTGGGGAAGAACTCGAATTTGCCGTCAGGAGCCACGCGGAAGTCATAGCCGATTACCCCTGCTTTATCGGACGTTTCGGCGATGTACTTGAGGATGTCCCAGACTGGAGAATCGGTATAGTCAAGCTCAGTGTAGGTCGTGTCCGTGTCTTCGACAAGTTCCGTGCCGCTGCGAGAATGGCTTAAGCCTGCATAGTAATCCATCAAGTCCTTGACTATTTCTTCGCCTTTCATCCCAGTATAGTTTGCTGTGACTACGCGACGGAAAAGCCGCTCACCCCAGCAGCGCCCGGAAACCTTAACGGTACTCACCGTTGGCGAGGACGTGTACTCGACTTTCTCAACCCGAAGCGTCATAAGCAGCGGGACCACGGCGCCTCTACCTAAACTGATTGAGCCATCAAGCCCAACCGTGATCGCTGACGCTCCGCCTGGGCTATACTTGCCATCGTTGTTATGCAAAGTAATTTCGTAGCTGCTTACTTCTTTGCTGCAGCCCAGATGCGCCAAAAGCTCAATGACGTCGCCTTGAGGCGGAGTTACTGCGCCGAAAACAAGGGTTAGGGCGGCTTTTGCGGGTTCAGTCACTATTCTACCCCACGTCGAGCTAGTGCCTGGTCGCCCCCGCGGATTATGCCCTTGGTTCGAGTTGGCGTCTGAGCAGCCGTATCATTGAAAGTTTGCACGCTAGCTGTAGCCGTGTTCATGCTACTAGCGAAGGCATACATAGCCGCGGCAGCGGCGACGATAACGGCAATTCCCACGCCAGTTAGAGCAAGAAACGTAGCATAACTGATGTTCAAGGCATTCTGAACCATTGTCGCAAACGCACAAGCAACAGAATAGACCTTGTGAGCAATGGCCAGACCTGCCTCAGTCCTCATCAACATGCCAACGACGCTGACAAGCATCATAGCAGACGTGAACGTCTTTGTTTGGGCGTCGTTTAAGATGCCAAATTGGTTCGCCAAGTAACCCAAAGCCGTTCCTGACGCGCCAATACCTGCTAGTGTTGCGCCAAAGCTTTTGACTCGCGCCGTTAAGGTTTCGGCGTCAGTTTGAATTTTGTTAAATGCGGTGCTGGCTCGGTTAATTGCGCGGATGCTGACGATTATTTCGCGAAAACTCAAAGCCTCGCCTCCGCTTTCGCCTGCTCCAAGGCGCCCACCAGGTTCATTTCAAGTTCGGGCAAGAATTCCTGAAGCGCAGGATAAAGAAACGGATGCGCCCGCATGTGCCTAGTTCCAAATTCAACAAAGTAAGCGTAAGTTGCCTCGACGCCTATTTCCGCTTGCCATTCGTGGACCTTGGCGTAAATTGTGCTTTTCAAATATCCAGTGCGTTCAGGCGCGTTACGGTTTGCTTGGTCCCGCACTTTCAGTGCCCAATCATAGAGCCAGGCGCGAACTTTCTCTTGGGTTGCAGCCTCGAGTTTTTGGAGAGCTGCCGCTAACTCTTCCACGCCCGTTAGGTCTATTTGCACATCTACCGACACTTTGCCTTTGCACCTTCCTTTTCAGCGTTTTTAGCCTCTTCTTGAGCCATAGCATCAAGCGTGTTCAGAATAGCTGAGAATTCTATGATGGTTCGGCGGCTGGTGTTGTCGTATTGCTGTTCAGTCCATCCGAATTCTTTGCATAGGACGAACTTTGAGAGCCTTGGATGAGGTCGCTTTCGTCTGATGGCGAGGATAAAAAACGCTGCTCCTCAGGAGCAATCCCATTCACCTTGTCGTAGGCTTCCTGCAGCTTCACGCTTAACCCGTAGGGAAGTTGTCCCTGAACCACGCGATCCCTGTTCAAAGGTTTGCCTTGGGGCTGCTTGGTTAGGCCAGTCCAGAGCATTTCACGGTTCACTTTCAGAACGTCTTGCTTTGCAACTTTGCCCAATGCGTCCATGTAGCTTACGAGGACGCGTTCGTATTCGCCTTGGGTGACCTGGCGGAATTCATAGATGCCTTCGAATTCTTCGCCAAATCGCTTGTCGATTTTTGTGGTTTCTGTTTGCATTTGTTTTCCCTCTTAACTTGCGCTTATGCTTAGAGGACCTTTGCAGTCGAAGGTTGCTTTGACGCTGATTAGGTCCTCAAGCCACTTAGAATGAGAGACGGTTGACCATTTGCAGTCGGGGAATGTTGCCTTGTTGGTTCCGCCTAAGCCGAATTCCAAGTCAAACTCCGTGTCCGCCAAGCACTGGTCCATCTCTGCCTTGCTCTCAAACTCAAACAAAATTTCCCCAGCAAGTTCACGTTTTCCAAAAGGCACATACTTCGCCAAATGCCCGTTCGTTGCACGGATTACCGGGACACGTTTGGGGTTGTTGTTTATGTCAAATTTCCAGCCAACAACCCGATCATTGGCGGCCGTGTCAATTTTGAGGTAGGTTTCATTGAAGGCTACTGCTCCAGTGGCGTCTGTGTATGTGGCGTCGGTGAGTTTCGCGGTTCCCGTTGCGAGGTTTTGCCCCATCATTTCGAGCGAAGCTTTAAGGACGTCGTCGATGTCCACGGATACGCTTGCCTTGCCAATGCGCATGTACGTGTAAAGCAGCGACAAAATGTCAGTTGGCGATGCCCAAGTTCCCTTATGGTAAAGCACTTGGCAGCTTAGCGTCTTGTCTAAATCCATTTTTGCCCACTGCAGCAGCTCTATTGGGTTGGAGGAGGGCACGATGTAGCCGATTTTTAGGCTCGGAGCACGTGTACCTTTTTTGATGGCTTGCAGGTCATAGCTTCCGGCGCCTCGCAGCAGGATATTTCCTACATCTAAGCCTGGATCGATTGTTTCGCAGGGCACCCCAAGCATCGCAGGCGTAGCGGGAGTTGTTCCTGGCACGCTTTCCGCTATAAAGTAAAACCGCTCTTCATCCACTCCGTACGTTTCAACCATCTATTTCACCTGTAACCGTTAAGTGATTGTTTCGAATAGCCACCCTCGCAACGTGAACTCCGTTTTGAAAAGGAACGGCTTAACATCCGTCAAATCCAAGGGCGTATGCCTAACCACATCACAGTACGTGATTCCGTAAACCTGAATTGTCAACTGCAAGAAATCGCAATAAAGAACCGCTGAAGTGACTCCATTGCTCGGGTTAGTGGTTCTGGCTAACACGTAAACGAAGCCGTTGGAATCAACAAAGTCCGTCCAACTCGCCGAAACTGTGATTGTTAAGGTTTCGTCTCCGCTGCCCGTTCCCGCTTGCGTTTGCTGCCACGTGGCAAGTGTATGATTCCAAAGCTTCACAGTTGCCCCGTTTCCAGCGGGAGCAGTTCCATAGCCTTCGAAGGCCAACACGAGTTTCTTGACGCATTGCGCCCTAGAACCAATCTTAAACCTGAACAGCATCATGCCATACTGATTGTTGACGCCTGCACTCTTGGAATATCTAACGTCGTCACTGTACCAGATGCCCTGATAATCCAATGCAGAAAGTTCAGCCCATGAAGTGCTTGACGGCGCCAACTCGGAAGCGGCAGCCGCAGCATACGCCTTATGCGGGTAACCTGCAGGATAGCCAAGCCCCACGTAGTTGTAAACTGTCTGGTAGGGTAAGGTTCGGTTCTCTCGGATAATCGCATTAAGCTGAGCCGCGACTTTGTTGCGCATAACTCGCCCTAGATCTGCGCCAGGCACCGAAGGCTTATCAACCGAATGCGCCGTGCATTTGAAAAAATACACTTGCCGCCTAAGAGTTCCATTGAGATTCAGCCGCTGCTCCTGAACCCCTTGGCTAGGGTCAACAGTTAACGTGATTTGTGAATCGTACTGCTTTAGCAGGAGTTCCCGATCAAACGCAGCTTCAGAAGCCAGAATACTTGCAGTGTTCCCGTCGTCTTTTGTGACTCTTATGTTCGTAGAAATCAGCCTCAAAAGCGTGGTAACGGGGTCTTCTAATTCACTCAAGCAATGAGCCTCCGGACAGTGCTTTTGAAGTAGCAACGTTGATTCACGTAGGTGTACGGCGTTACAGTCTGGACTTCATAGTCCTCGCCCTGACGCCTTATTTTGTCGTGACTGCGCACTGGAACAAGCGTGTAAATGGACAAGTAATCATTCAAGTAGTACCCTGGCTCGATAAGCACCTGCTCCGCTTTAATGGGCGAAACCACAGCTAGCACGTCCAGCGGCTCACCATAATCGACTGTTTCAACCGCTTGCCGTACCGGATAAAGCAGGACCTCTTCACCTTTGCTTTTTAGAATCCGCGCAAACTGCGAGCTTGGCTCCTCATAGTTCAGAAACATCCGACCAATCCAAGACACATTCGCCATGGCCTTCGCAGCAAGGATAGGCGAAAAATCCGAGAAGATAGGTCCCCAGTTAAGAAATTCATCAGCGTACTTCTCGGCAACATCGTACGCTATCTTGAAACCGGGCAAATCATGCTCTCGACGAATCTTCCACAAGATACCGATGGTAACGCCGTCATAGTAACTGCACGCAGGAAAACGAGAGACCACATCAATGTAGCCAGGCCAGCAGACGTCAGGAATGTACGCTGGATATTGACCGCTAGCTTTGATGCTTTGCACAAAGTTGTAGACCCGCTGGCAGCTAACACTCCAACCCTCATAGGTGTACAAGCCCAGTAGTGCGAAGCTGATTGGGTCGTCGTAGACTTCGGTGTTGTTTAAGCCTACGCGGAACCATTCGCCTGTGCCGTCTGGCGGAGGCTGGAAATAAAGCCAAAGGCCCTCAAGGCCTTCGCGGTAGAAAGCCGTCATATCGGCCATTATGGCATTGTATCTGTCTGCGTTCGCGGAATCAGACGTTGCCAACATGCTAAGCCCGATAAGGCAGTAGAGGTCCTCGGTCATCATTGCAGTGCCATATTCATCGGCTGTGTCGACGTATTGGGCAAGCCCACCATAGTAACCGTCAACTGCCCCAGCCGCCAAAGGACCATGCTGCATATTGTACAGGAAAGTGTAGCCACACAGCTTGGCAGCCTCAAGATAATCCGCATCACTCGTGAGCGTGTACGCCTTCAGCAAGGCTGGAATGACCCGTCCAGCGTCAATGCTCCAGTATTGAGTGGAGCCTTCGGCGGAAGCAAAGCCACCGTAAGCCTTCAAAGCTGAATTCAGGCATTGTTGGGTCAATAACCAATCAGCAAGTTCCACAACTTTGGCTAGGATCGTTGTTTTGGCAGCGCTGAATTGTACCGCTGAATAAGCCTCACACAAGAATTCAATAGCAAACGCAGCGGGAAAAGCGCCTTTGCCATAGGTCAAATCAGGATGGTCAACAACAGCAGCCTTCGAAGCGTAATAGGTGAACGCCAAGTTGCTAACCATCGCCACGGTGTTACCAAGGACAGAATCGACCTCGTTCCATTCGCTGTTGGCTGAGTCTTTGATTTGCACTGGCATGCCTGCCTCAAACAAAGAGCCATCAGGCACAACGACCTCTTTTTGGCCTGCAGCAGCGTCAGATCCTAAAACCGCGGGAATAACGTAATACCAGGGCGCGTAATGAGTTACGAACTCGTAGTAAGCGTTTGGAACAGTGCCCATTATGAGGATGCCACCCTAAAGTCAACCCCGCGAAGAGCCGAAAGAAAGCGTTCCAACTCAGCCTGAAGAACATCCAAAGAAGGCAAGCTAGACGATGCGCTGACGGTTTGGTCGCCCACCGTGAAATTCAAACCCACAAAAGAGCCACCCGTCATGAAGCAAACCGCGTAAATAGCCGCCAAAATTGTGATTGCTTCCTTCTCAGCATCCGTGCATGACGCGTAATCAATCGCTGAAGAAAGTTCCAGTTCCAAAGTCACCTCAGCTCGCTTGATGAACTTCAAAACCTTCGCATCAGAAATGTCGCCTCCGCTAAGATTCAAAACATCCCTAACATCATTAGCACTCACAGACGCCAAAGCCCAACTAACCTTCAGCACAACGTTGCCAGAATCAGCACTAATGCATTATTAGCCCAAACACGCTAGCACCAAAACAAAAAGAGACTCACTGCGATGTGGTTTACCTTTAGCCAGCGGTTCGACAAGAGCCTGAAAGACTTTTATGGTCGCTGTGTCAACAAAAACTGACTTGTTTCTTCTTTAGAGCAGCCACTGCCATTTGAACTAAAGGCTAATTGAAGCTTCGTCCACTATCAAGTCGCCAATTCTCAAGGTAACAATTAAAGTTGAGTGTTTGATCCTTGCGGAATCCGCTAAATCATTAAGAATTTCACCGTCCATCTGATTTTCCCCCTGCTTTAGAACTCCAAGTCGAAAAGTATCACCCACACGGAGTTCTGGACCATAAGGAAGGCCATAGCTGTATTGTACTGGAAACAGCAATGTTCTGTTAAGGCTTGAATTGCTGATTATGGTAAAAGTAAGAGTAGCTCCGCTTACGTTCGCTGGCTGGGAATTAGATACTGTTATTGAGAATATGGGCGCCCAAAGTACTCCAACATTTGCGTTAGTATTGGCACCAGTAATGGCAAACTTGGTAATTCTTAGGGCTTGGAGATAGCTGTTTTGTTCTTTTAATTGGTTGGTTTGGTTTTGCAGTGAAAGTATTTGTTTTCTTAATTCGTCGTTTTGGCTTTGAAGCTTCTCCACGTTACTTGAATTTTCCTGTAACTGGCTAATTTTGCTTTGTAGTATTTGGTTGCTGTTTTGGAGAAGGCAAGTTTGTTTTAAGAGTGATTTGTTTTGGTCTTGAAGCCCATCTATAAGGCTAAGTGAGAAAACGGCAACCCCTGATAAGGTTATAGTAGCCATTAGGAGAACAATGGACAGTATCTTGAGAGTATTCATTCCTTACCAAAACACCTAACTGTTTTTGCCTAAGTGATATATTGTTTGCAACTGCCTATTAGCTCTCCCTAAAGAACAAGCCTGTTCCACAGAGAGAACAACAAATTACAAGAGTGTGCTTACACCTAACCCGTGAGGATCTAAAGAAATCTTTTCTTCTCACCGCTAGGATAGTAACAGCAACTGTTAACACAGCTAAAGGCAGGACTACCCAAGCAGAAAACTCTGGCACCGTGGGAGATGGCTCTGGGCTAGGAGTTTGCGTTAAGGTAGGGCTTGGCGAATTTGAAGGAAGACTTGGCGTTGGCGATGAGGTCTGAGCGGGAAAATCAGAGGTGCCATAATCGATTGGCGTATACTGCAAAGTTTCTCTCAGGTATTCTGTTGGTCCCGCCATAAGGTTTTGAGTACCGCCTATTAGGTAAATTTTGTCGTTAACAACCGCTGCAATCATGCCAGCACGAGCCGTTGGCAATGCAGAGCCAAACGTCCAGTTATCAGATTTGGAATCATATATGCGATTTGCCCTTGTAAGATCAAATGTATGAGCAATTTGCCCGCCTACCACATAGATCTTTTTTGATGCCATCGTGCCTGTTGTTGAAGCTATAGCGGCTGACGATAAAGTTTGCGTAAAGCGCTGAGTCCGTTTCCACGTATTTGCTTCAGTATCATAAATTTGTAAAAATGGCTGGTCTCCTGTGAAGACATATATTTTATTTTCTAATACTGTCGAGCAAGTGAAGAATCCACTCTCAAACGATGAAGTTTTTGTGCTCCAGACATCTGTTTCAGGATCATAAACGTCTACTGTTGTACCCCCACCTACGAGGTATATTTTGCCATTAACCACACTTGCAGAAATACGCTGCCTAGGGGAGGGCAATGGCGTTTTTGTTTCCCAAGTGTTAGTTGAGGGGTCATATACCTCATTAGCGTCCGATGGAATAAATTCTGACAAGTTGGCGTTCCAGCCTTTGACGCCACCAATCGCATAAATCTTTCCCTGATAGGATGCGATCCCAAAGCCCGCTCTTGCTGTTGGCATAGGCGCTTTTTCTATCCAATGATCTGCAGCAGTGTCATATTCTTCGTTAGAAGCCAGCCAATGGTAGTTTGACCCTCCAACCGTCCCACCAATGGCATATATCTTTAAGCCAACTACGGCAAGCCCAAACCCTGTTCTTGCTGACAACATGGGCGCTTTCTGTGTCCAAAAGTCCCCTGTTGTTGCCGAAACCGAGCAGTTACTATTCAGCAAACTAACTGTTGAAATGAGAAACGCTGAGAGCATTATTGCGGCTACAACCGTTTTCTTCTTCATAAGTTCCAAGCTATCTAGAGTTAGAGTTTTAATAAAAATCTGCTTGTAAAGATTTCTTGTGTCAACATTTCTTAGCTTGTTTCTTCTCCAGAACGGCGCCATCAGTGACTTGCACATACAAATTATCAAGAAA